ACCAGCATTTGCGACAGTCAAGGCATTGGCCCCCTTGCTTAATTGAGGGGCATATTTTAGAATTCTTAGCAAGTTTTTTATTGGTTACAACTGAACTAGTATAATTAAAAACTTTACTGTTTAATTGTGAATCAATTAATGGAGCACTTACTCTAAATATACAGTTTTTAGGTATATATATTTTATTGTCTTTTAATTGTTTAAGTATTGCTGTTTCTCTAGTAGGTATCCAATATTTGCAAGATGGTGTTAATCTTGCTAAATTAATTATTTGTAAGGCGTGATCATAACTTTGTATATCGCCAGCGGCATGGAACCTAAAATATTTACAATCAGATTTTAAAACCTGGTAAACCATGCCTAAGATCCATTCAAAACCATTATTTAAACTTTCTTTATGAAGTTTATGAGATTTACCCACTGAACCCTCCCTATATCTTAAATAGTTTCCTTTCATTGCATAGCATGAGCTACAAACAGAATTCTTAACCTTTCTTAATTGAGATCCTTTGTTACAATCCCATGCGCTTAAATCGTAGTTATAAAAAGGCATCTTCTTATTTTTATTGGTCGCACCTCCACCAGTTAACAACTTAGCTTTTTTTAAATTCCATCCTTGGGCCTGGAGATATGAGAATAAACTTTCCTGAAATTCTACAGCGTGCATCTATTGGCCCCCCATGGTCTTATTCTTCCACATTGTACAGTCTCTAGTCTTCTAGTATCTTTGTGTTTAAATACATCATGATATAAACCGTCATCATATAGCCTAGTATACATATACATATAGTCTTCAGGTTTGGTCATTACTTTGCGGCACAAAGCATTCTTAAAAGCCAATTGTGGATCTTCTCTATAGTATATATTCTCTTTGTGAGTTGCTTGCATAGTCATTGTAAAGCCTTTCTGTTAATTAATACTGTAATGAGTAGTAATAGAATGTGTCAGAAATAAGGCAAACAATGTATAATTTTTATACTTAATTTAGTCCAGGATATACATTCTATACACCCAAACATACGCAATGAAACAATCAATTAATAGAGTAGGGCTAATAATATAAATCAAAACAATAGGGCCCTTACATAATTAATATTTAATGGCTAATTACTTGAGCTATTAACATAAGATATATTATACGAATACATAAAGGCGTTAATTTGTGCCCTATTCTACTAGAGTGGGGGTTTTTAATCGCCTACCCCATCGCATTATATAGGGCGTACTACGTATATATATCTATCGATCCAATGACATAATCAAAACAGGGGGGTTTTATTTACAATCCCTTATAAATCAATTATAGCTTGTGGGCATAATATGAGTACAGAACTGACACTTAAATTTCAGGCGGCACCTGCGGTGCTATTCCTGCAAACCCAACTACCTGCACGGATGGTGGTGGACTTAAACAGATACATGAATGCACGCCATAATAAGGGTGCAGAATCATTCGCAGATAAGCTCGTAGGGCAAATAAGCCATGGCGAGCAGCTCAAGATGGATCAAGAAGATCCCTTGGTACAACCTTTTGTACAGACTGTTGCAAATTTATCACAGTCATACCTAGGGCAGTTTAGTCGAATGATAGGGGTAGAACCCTTAAAGCGTATACCGAATGTACACAGCCTATGGTCAGTACACTCCTATGAACGAGATTATAACCCTGTACACGATCATGGGGTTGATACGATAATGGGTATATCCTTTACCACATGGACAAAGATACCCAAACAAATAGCCGATGGTGAGGAGTATAAGGCATCAGCTTTATATAACTCTAGCGGATTAGCGGATGGATATTTGCAATTCCACTTCGGACAGACAGGAATAAGGGGTTTGGAAGAGCTGAGACCACCCTTTTCTAAGACGGTAAAGCCAGAGGTTGGAAAACTATATATGTTTCCATCATGGTGTCAGCACTGCGTTTATCCCTTTGAGGGTGACGGAGAGAGGCGTACAGTAGCAGGAAACCTCAACATGGTACCCCATGACTATTTAGGTCAAGATTAGTCTGTTTGGTACCTTAAAATCAATTTAAACACTAAAGGAGAAGCACTATGCCAATGGGTAAAGGAACTTATGGGTCTAAAGTAGGTAGACCACCAAAGAAAAAAAAGAAAAAAAACAAGAAGAATAAATAAAGGGGATTTGTATGGCAAGAAAAGGATTGTATTACAACATTAATCAAAGAAAAAAGAAGGGCATTAGCCGTTCTAAGAAGAAATCTACCATATCGCCTAGTGCTTATGCGAATATGAAGGCTGGATTTCCTAAAAAGAAGAAGAAAAAGAAGAGTTCGTAATGCCAGGTAGTAAATATAGCCCTAAACAAATGAAAATAGCTCGTATTGCAGAGCCTAGAAACAAAATAACTGGTGCAGATTTTGACAAATTGCGCAATACAAAGAAACTACAGAGCAATAAAAAGAAATTTATGGTTTAATGTCTATAGATTATCGTGGTGAACGATTTTCTGGTTACAATAAACCAAAACGTACACCTGGGAAGAACAAAAAGTTTGCTGTCCTTGCAAAGCAAGGCAAAGAAGTCAAACTTATAAGGTATGGTGATCCTAAATTGTCTATAAAAAAAGCCCAACCCAAGAGACGTAAGTCATTTAGGGCTAGACATAAGTGTGATACAGCACCACCAGGTAAATTAACGGCCAGATATTGGTCATGTAAGAATTGGTAGTATACTATGAAACATGGAGGAAAGAGAGACGGAGCAGGAAGGCCTAGAGGCGTTAAGGCTGGTACGAAACGAGAACGCTTAGAGAAGGCATTAGGTAAAGATGAGGCATCACCGCTGGAATATATGCTCCGAGTTCTTAACAACAAAGCATCAAGCCCTGAAAGAAAGATGTGGGCTGCTGAAAGGGCTGCACCTTATGTACACTCAAGGTTATCGTCAGTTAATTCTACTGTTAGTGGCGATAGCGATAAGCCTGTGGCCGTCACAATCGGCTGGAGAAAGAAACGTGACTGATGGATTGCTGGCTATGCCAGAGAAAAGACCAAACCAAGGGTTATTAGTGGAGACACAACCACCAATGTTTTTTAATCCTGGTAATATTGAGATAGGTCAAGGTTATGCAGGAGAAACAGGCGGTACTTACGCAGATCGTTTTGCAATCTTTGACTCACCACAGATGGGTATAAGAGCTATAGCCAAAGACATTACAACAAAAATAAAAAGACACGATGGTGATTTATCTAAAATTATAAATCAATATGCACCACCATCAGAAAATGATACAAATAGATATTTAGACTTTGTACAAACAAGTGTAGGCAAAAAGAAAGTTACAAAGGAAGATTTACCAAAGGTTGTTGAGGCAATTATAAAAATGGAAAACGGACCTGATAGCGATTTAACTAAAATATATTTAGATAAAAAAATATTTAGTGAAGCTATGGAACTATCTGATTTAGATTTGCCTAGTAACACAGGATTAGAAGAAGCACGTAAAAAGAAATAATGGATATTGAAATACCGTATGAACCACGGCCATTGCAACAACAACTACATAACAATCTAAAAAGATTTAATGTAATATGTTGTCACCGTAGGTTTGGTAAAACAGTTTTTGCAGTTAATCATTTGATAATCACAGCTTGTGAGAAACCAAATGCACGACTTGCATACATAGCACCTACATACAGACAGGGTAAGGCAGTCGCTTACGACTATTTAAAAGAATACACAGACCCTTTAATGAAATTAGGTGGTAGCAAGCACGAAACAGAATTGAAAATTGATCTATGGAATGGATCAAGAATACAAATATTTGGTGCTGATAACCCTGATTCACTTCGTGGGTTAGGGTTTGATGGTGTTTGCTTAGATGAGTTTGCACTAATGTCACCTCGTACATGGACAGAGATTGTAAGGCCAGCCATATCAGATAAACTAGGATATGTTATTTTTATAGGTACGCCTATGGGCCACAATCAGTTTTGGGATGTGTACGACCTTGCAAGAAGAAGAGGTGGTGACTGGAAAGCTGTACTGTACAGGGCATCGGAAACAGAAGTTATACCTGATGACGAGCTAGACGAAGCACGTATGACAATGCCAGAAGATCAGTACGAACAAGAATTTGAATGTAGTTTTCAGGCTGCTGTATCTGGCGCTTACTACGGTAAGCAAATACAGAAAGCTGAAAAAGATAACCGTATAACGGATGTTGAATACGATAAAAACATAGATGTAGAAACATGGTGGGATTTAGGTATCGGTGATTCAACCGCTATATGGTTTGCTCAAAGGGTCGGAACAGAAATACGTTTGATAGATTACTATGAAACCTCTGGTGAAGCACTTGCACATTATGCGAATGTTTTAGAAGACAAGGCATACAATTACGGAAGGCACGTAGCGCCTCACGATATTGTTGCTAGAGAATTAGGAACAGGTAAATCAAGGTTAGAAGTAGCAAGAGAACTTGGTATTAATTTTGATGTATGTCCTAAATTAGAAGTTCAACACGGTATCGAGTCTGTAAGAAACTCTCTTGATGCCTGTTGGTTTGACAAAAATAAATGTCGAGCTGGTATTGAATGTTTGCGACAATACCGTAAAGAGTATGACGATAGGATGCAGACATTTAAAAATAAACCGTTACATGATTGGTCATCACATGGAGCTGACGCATTTCGTTATGGGTGCGCAATAGATCCTGGCACAGCTAGTCAATGGAAAACAGAAATAAATATTGATATAGGGTATATAGTTTAATATGGCAAAAGGTAAACCATTAACAGAAACAGAAGTTGCAGCAATACTGCAATCCGAAATACATTCTTCTTTGGGATATATTGGATCTGATATTACAAATCAAAGACAAAAATCATTAGAGTATTACTTTGGTGAACCGTTTGGAAACGAACAAGAAGGCAGATCACAAGTTGTATCTACAGATGTAAGTGATGTTATCGAGTCTATCTTACCAACATTACTCAGAACATTTGCAGCTAGTGACGATGTAGTGCGTTGCGATCCAGTCTCAGCAGAAGATGAAGAGGTTGCAAGGCAAGCTACTGATTATTTAAACTACGTATTTAACAAAGATAACGATGGTTTTGTTGCACTGTACACGTTGTTTAAAGATGCACTGATACAAAAAAATGGTATTGCAAAAGTATACTGGGACACATCTGAAAAAAGAGAACAAGAAACTTACGAAAAGTTAAGTGACGATGAGTACACTATGTTGCTTGACGAAGAAGATATCGAAGTTAAAGAACATTCAGAGTACGCTGATCAAAAAGCCATAGACGCAAAACAAACAATGATGGAACAAACTGATGATCCATTGTTGATGGAACAAATAGAAGACGCACCAACACCAATGTTGCATGACGTAGTGCTTATAAGAAAAGAAACATACGGCAAAGTTAAAATAGAAACGATACCACCAGAAGAATTCTTAATAGAACGTAGAGCTAAAAATTTACAAGAAGCAAACTTTCTTGCACACCGTACTACACAAACAAGAAGTGATTTAATTGAAGCTGGGTTTGATGAAGACACTGTCAACGCATTGCCAAGCGACACCGCAGACAAATACAACGAAGAAAAAGTTTCTCGATATCGTAATTTAGATTATGATTTTTCTAGTAACTCAGGTGAAGCATCAACAGATGAAATTACTGTGTATGAGTGCTATGCTAAAATAGATGCAGAAGGTGATGGCATTGCAAAATTAAGAAAGATAACACTAGCAGGTACAGGTGCTTATCAAGTATTAGATGATGAGTTATGCGATAGCATACCATTTATTTCTATTACACCAATCATGGTTCCTCACAGGTTCTTTGGTAGATCAGTTTCTGAAATGACTGAGGATTTACAATTAATTAAATCTACAGTGATGAGACAGTTGTTAGATAATATGTATTTAACAAACAACAACAGAGTTGCAGTGATGGATGGTCAAGTTAATCTTGATGACTTGCTGACTAACAGACCTGGAGGTGTTGTAAGAACTAAAGGCGCACCTGGTCAAGTTATGATGCCGATGCAAACACAAACTATTAACCAACAAGCATTCCCTTTACTTGAATATTTAGACACTGTTAGAGAACAACGTACAGGTATCACACGTTACTCACAAGGTATGGATGCTGACTCACTGAACAAAACAGCAACTGGTGTAAATGTTATTTTAACACAAGCACAAATGCGAGTGGAGTTGATTGCACGTATCTTTGCAGAAACTGGTGTGAAAGATATGTTTGGTAAAATATTTGAATTGGTTGTCAAACACCAAGACAAAGAACGTATTATAAAAATTAGAAATACATTTGTACCTTTTAGACCTATGGAGTGGAGAAACAGATGCAATGTTTCAATTAACGTAGGGTTAGGTACAGGATCAAGAGATCAACAACTATCTATACTCAACAACATATTGCAAACACAATTAAAAGCATTAGAGCTACAGGGTACACCTGCTGGTCCAATGGTTAATTTAAGAAATATTTACAACACGCTTTCTAAAATAGTAGAAAACGCTGGTCTAAAAAATACTGGTTTATTCTTTACAGATCCAGATGTGGGTATGCAACAAATGCCACCACCACAACCTCCTCAACCTACAGAGTTTGAGAAAGTTTCACAACTGCAAGTACAAGGTGAAAACATGAGGAAACAAATGGACAGTGAAATAAAAATAAAAGAACTAGAAAAGAGTTACCAAGAAATGATATTGAAGTTTGAAACTCGTATTAAAGAGTTAGAATTACAATATGGTACAAAAATAAATGAAGCTGAAATAAGAAGAGACGCAATGCTTGCGAAAGAAGATTTAGTGCAACAAGGTAAGATACGAGAACAGGCACAAAAAACTGTAGATCGTCAACTTGACCAAAGGCAACAAATCATGCAAAATATAACTAATGGATCAAAACAAACTGGCGAGTGAGGTATCAAGAGGAGAGAAAGCTAAACTACTTCTTGATGAACCAATAATAAAAGAAGCCTTTGAAACTTTGAAAAAAGAATTTCAGGAGGCTATCCTAAACACCAAACATGGTGAGGATGCAGCTCGCACAACACTGTGGCAAGCCTATCACCTAACAGACAAGGTAGAAAATCACCTTAGAACTGTTATGGAAACAGGCAAACTTGCTGCACAACAGATCAATCAGCTTAAAAAAAATTCGGCTTAAATCGAATACACCAACCCATTTGGGAGTGTAACATTTAAAAGGAGGTCGGTATGGCAGACAGCCAACCAACAAACGTAATCGAAGCAGGAAACATTATCAAAGGTCTTATGACTGGAGAAAAATCTGAAGAGGTTACACCTGTAGAGGAAGCAGTAGCTGAACCTACACAAGAAACTACAGAAGAAGCAGAAGTTGCAAATTCTAGCGATGAAACTGTAAACCCAAGCGATGTTCCCTATATGGCAACAGAAGAGGAACAAAGCCTTGAAACATCTGAGTCGGAAGATATACAAGAAAACTCTGAGGAGCCTATTTACACCGTAACCATTGATGGTACGAATTTCGAGGTGACCCAAGATGAGTTAATTCAAGGGTATCAACGGAACGCAGATTACACTCGTAAAACACAAGAACTAGCTGCTGAAAAACAACAGTCTAGTGATTTTGTTGAACGATCAAAAAAAGACGTTGAAGCTAAACTTGCAAGACTTGACCAATTAAATCAAGCTGCATCAGCTCAATTACAACAAGAGTACGCACAAGTGGACTTTGAAAAACTATATGACGAAGATCCTGTTGAAGCTGCACGTATGGAGCATAAAATGCGAAAGAAAAACGAACAGTTACAACAAGTGCAACAACAAACTCAACAATTACAAATGGAAGAGTTTAACAAGTACTTACAAGAGCAACAGAAACAATTAACTGTTAAAGTGCCAGAGATAAATCACCCTGAAAAGGGTCCTCAGTTTAAAACACAAATGAGGGATTATTTATCAAACATGGGATTTGACAGTAAAGAGATTGATTCTGTATACGACCACAGATATGTGATGCTAGTGAAGGATGCGATGTCATATCGTAATCTTCAAAAAGCAAAACCACAAATCAAAAAGAAAGCGGTCAATGCTCCTAAAGTTGTAAAGGGCGGTGTATCTAAATCAAAAGGTCAACAAGCAGCAGAGGTAAAACGTCAACAACTCTCAAGACTGAAGAAGAGTGGAAAAGTTGCTGACGCAGCTAAAATCTTCCGAAGTCTCGTATAACTTAAAGGAGGAGCCAAATGGCACAACCAACTAACTTGTACGACACGTATGATACTACTGGTATTCGAGAGGACTTGGTAGATGTAATCTATAACATTAGTCCAGAAGATACTCCAATTTTATCTGCGATACCTCGTACAACCGCAAAATCAACAAAGCACGAATGGCAACTAGATTCACTTGCAACACCTGCCGCTAACTCAGTTATCGAAGGTGACGATGCAACGATAGATGCAATGAGTGCAACAACGAGAGCATTTAACTTCACACAAATATCTGATAAAGTAATCGCTGTATCAGGTACACAAGGTGCTGTAGATGCTGCAGGCCGTGCTGACGAAATGGCCTATCAAGTCGCAAAAAAATCGAAAGAATTAAAGAAAGACATGGAATTTGTCCTTATTAAAGGTCAAGTACAAGCTGTCGGTTCTGCAACTGCTGCTAGAGCATTAGGATCTATTCCTACATGGATTGCTACTAACGGTGATGCAGGTACTGGTGGTTCGCTTTCTACTGGTTCTGGAACAGACTTACCCAACTCTGGTACTGACAGAGACCTTACTGAAACAATTCTTAAAACAGTTGTTAAAGAGGTTTATGAAGCTGGCGGAGAAATGGATATGCTTGTTGTACCACCGAGTATGAAACAAACTATATCTGGGTTTAACGCCAACACAACAAGGTTTGGTCAAGCTGAAAACAGAGTAGAGTATGCAGCAATCGATGTTTACTCATCTGATTTTGGTGACCTACAGGTCGTACCAAACAGAGTTATGGCAGTAACAAGTGAAAGTAATGCTTTCCTTATCCAAAGAGATATGATGGCAACTGCTTATCTAAGAGATTTCCAAGTTCAGGATCTAGCAAAAACTGGTGATTCTGAAAAGAAACAACTTTTAGCTGAGTACACACTTGAAGTCAGAAATGAAGCCGCACACGGCA